GAGAACGTCGATCCGGTACGGGTTTCCTGCCGATTTTGGGAGCTGATGGTCTTCCGTGTCTGGTCCTCCACCGAAGCCGGCCGAGCGTCGTCAGCGCCGCAATGAGCGGACCTCGACTGAGCGTGCTGGTGTGGGTCTGGTGGCGTTGCCGGGTGGGAAGGTCGAGCCGCCGCCGGCACCATCCGGGTTGTTGAAGGCGACCCGGGAGGATTGGGTCGAGTTCTGGCGGTCGCCGCTCGGGTCGCTGGTGGTACCAGCGGACTTTCCGGCGCTTCGGCGGCTGTTCACGCTGTGCGACGAGCGGGCGAGGGCGTTGAAGGGCTACCGGCAGGAGCGGCTGGTTCCCGGGTCGACCGGGCAGACGGTCCTGAATCCGCTGTTCGGGGCGATGAAGGCGGCCGATGCGGAGATCCGTGCACTCGAGGACCGGTTCGGGCTGTCACCGATTGCGCGGTTACGGCTTGGGGTGGCGTTGGGTGAGGCGGCCAAGTCGTTGGATGAGCTGAACCGGAGTCTTGACGCCGATGACGACACTGATGAGCTCGCCGCTGACCCGCGGATCCGGGTTGTGGAGTCCGCCGGCGGATCCGCTGCCGCCGACGTTGGGCCCCAGGGTTTGCCGGTGGATCGAGCGGTTCCTCGTCCACGGCGAAGGTGACTTCCTCGGGGAGTCGTTCCGGCTGGAGGATTGGCAGCGCGCGCTGATCTATCGGCTGTACGAGTACGACCCGGCGACGCTGCATCGACTGGTCCGCAGGCTGCTGCTGGTGCTGCCGAAGGGGAACGGGAAGACGGAGCTGGTCGCTGCGCTGTGTCTGGCGGAGCTTGCCGGTCCGGTGGTGGCTACCGAGGACGGGCGTGGTGGGCTGCGCAAGAGCCCGAACATCCCAGTGGCGGCCGCGTCGTTCGAGCAGGCGGACAGGCTGTTCGGCGCGGCGCGGACGATGGTGAACGAGGGCCCGCTTAAGCCACATCTGGAGGCGTTCGAGACCGAACTGCTGTTGAAGGACCGGCCCGGGCGGATGTTCCGGGTCGCCGCGATCGGTGGGACTAACGACGGTGGCCTGCCGACCTGCGCCGGGTTCGACGAGATCCACGAGTGGGAAGGCCGCAAGGAACGGGTCCACCTTGTCATCGGCAACTCGCTCGCGAAGCGAGCTGAGGGGTTGGAGCTGAACTTGAGCACTCCGGATGATGCGGATCCGGGGTCGTTGTTCGGCCGGCTCCATGCCTATGGTCTGAAGGTCGCCGCTGGTGAGGTCACCGATCCGTCGTTCCTGTTCGTCTGGTACACCGCCGACCGCGGCCGGTCGCTGGGCGATCCCCCCCAGCTTAGGGCGGCGATCGCGGAGGCCAACCCGGCAGGCTGGCTCGATGTGGACCGGATCGCCGCGCGGCTCGAGGTGGACCGGATCCCGGAGCATGAGTTCCGCCGCTACCATCTCGCGCAGCTGGTCCGCCCCGAAGGGCAGTGGTTACCTCCCGGCGCGTGGGAGGACCTGGCCAAGGAGGGGCGGGGCTGGCCAGCGGACGGGACCGACATCGTCTGCTTCTTCGACGGCAGCTACAACGGCGACTCCACGGGGTTGGTTGGCTGCACCCTGGACGAGATGCCCTACCTGTTCGTCCTCGGCCACTGGGAACGCCCGGATGGCGCGGTGGAGTGGCTGGTGCCCCGTGAGGAGGTCAAGGCCCGCGTTGCCGAGGTGATGCGCCGCTTCAAGGTCCGCCGGATGGGCTATGACCCGTTCGGATGGCACCGTGAGGGTGAGGAGTGGGGCGAAGCCTACGGCGATGATGTGATCGTGCTGTGGGAGACGAACTACCGCAAGCGGATGGCCGCGGCCTGCTCCCGGTTTTACACCACCACGGTCCAGCGGGCCCTATCGCAGGATGGGCATCCCGCGTTGGCGCGGCACCTGCGAAACGCGGTGGTGAAGGAGACCCCGGACGGTGCCTACATCACCAAGGCCGGCCGGGGCGGACCGAAGATCGACCTAGCTGTCTGCGCGGTCGGCGCGCTCGACCTGGCGGCCACGCTCGAATCGGTCGTCAAGCCGACCCCGTTCGCGCTGCTCGGCAGGTGAAGGAGAGACCAATCATGGCTGTACGGCTACTCGAACGTGTCCCCATCGACCGGATCGAACAGCAGGCGAAGCCGGTTGATCTTGGCCGGCTGCTGCCGGTGCTGCTGGTCGGGTTCTTCTACCTGATCGGTTTCGTTGCACGGAAGGCCATCATCGTGGTGGGCGTGGGCCTGGGGTGGATGGGCGTGGGCCTGGGGTGGATGGTCGCGGCAACCCGGACTGGCTGGCAGGATGCCGGATTGCCGGTGGAGGAACGGCGTCGTGGGGTGGCTTGACCGCGTCCAGGCCAACCGCGCGCCCGCGTCGCGGCGGCCGACGAACATGACGCTGGACGAGTATGTCGAGCTGTTCCGCTTCCAAGGATTCGGCGGCGAGTACCCGTTCATCCAGACCACGATGGGGCGGCTGGACGAGGAGCAGATCGTCCAGAACGCGAGTATGGCCTATCGGATGCATGGGCCAATCGCCGCGTTGGTTGTTGCCCGGTTGCAGGTCTTCTCGCAGGCCCGGTTCGCGTGGACCCGGTTCGAGGGTGGCCAGCCGACTGACCTGTTCGGCACGACCGCGCTGAAGGTGCTGGAGCGGCCCTGGTATGGCGGGACGACCTCGGATCTGCTCGCGAAGATGGAAGTCGACGTTTCCACCGCTGGAACCGCCTATATCCGCAAGATCACTCGGCCGAGGCAACCGCCCAGGCTGATCCGCTTGCGGCCCGAGTGGATGATTGTGGTCCTCGGCTCCGATGAGGACGCGGAGCATCCCGCCGAGGCGGCCGACGTTGACCTGCTTGGTTTCGCCTACAAGCCTCCCAATGGGAACATGGTGCTGTTGGACAGGGATGAGGTGGCGCTGTTCGCGCCGCTCCCCGACCCCGACCGCGTGTTCTTGGGGATGTCGTGGGTCACGCCGGTCCTCCAGGAACTCCGCGCCGACTCGGCGCAGACCGAGCATAAGCTCGCGTTCTTCCGCAACAACGCCACGTCGAACCTGGCGCTCAAGTTCGACCCGCAGATCACGATTGAGCAGATTCGCGAGTTCAAGGCGCTGCTCGAAGAGGAGCACGTGGGCGCGTGGAACGCCTGGAAGATCCTCTACCTGGGTGGCGGCGCGGACCCGGTTCCGATCGGTTCCAGCCTGAAGGACATGGACTTCTCGTCGGTGGCCGGTAAGGCCGAGAGCCGGCTGGCTGCGATGGCGGGGGTACCGCCCTCCTGGGTGGGCTTCTCGGAGGGGTTGCAGGGCAGCGCCCTGAACGCGGGGAACTTCAATTCGGCACGGCGGCGGTATGCGGATGGGACCGCGCATCACTGGTGGGCGAACGCGGCCCGGTCGTTGGAGGTGCTGGTTCCCGACCCGACGAGCGCGCCGGGCGCGTCGCTCTGGTATGACACCCGCAGCGTGCCGTTTATGCGGGAGGACGCCGCCGACGCCGCCAAGATCCAGGCGGAAGAGGCAGCCACGATCGTCGCGCTGGTCCGTGATGGGTTCACCCCCGAGTCGGCGATCGCTGCGGTGCAGAACCGCGACTGGGGACGTCTCCAGCACACCGGCTACATGAGCGTGCAGCTGGTCCCGCCCGCGACGGGCACGCTGCCGACACCGTCCGACGGGCAGGGCAACAGGAAGGTTCCGGCCGCGCTTGCCAACGGAAACGGGCACGGGAGGATCCCGCCCGGCTGGCTTGAGACGCTGGCCAGGTGATGCGGCATGCCTTTCGGGCCAGATTGTGAATACGCCGATTTCGCCGAGTGCGTGCGAAAGAACCACGACCGGGACGATCCGCAGGCGTATTGCGCCGCGATCCAGAAGCGGACAGAGGAGCACTGCATGGGAAACCGCAATGGGACGGCCAGCCGTGCGATGCCACTGGCCGCAGTCCCCGAGATACCCCGGGCCCGGACGGTCCGTCGGCCGACCGCGCGGCTCAACCCGAACTGGTACCGGATTTCGAACCAGGCCGACGACATCACGCTGATCGACATCTACGACGAGATCGGCTGGTTCGGGGTGACCGCCGCCGAGTTCGTCAAGGACCTCCGCGCAGTCACCAACCCCAAGATCGAGCTGCACATCAACAGCCCTGGCGGCGACGTGTTCGACGCGATCGCGATCTACAACGGGCTGCGACAGCACGACGCGCAGGTCCACGTGGTCATCGACTCGCTGGCCGCCAGTGCCGCCAGCTTCATCGCCATGGCGGGCGACAAGATCACCGCGACCGCGAACTCGATGATGATGATCCATGACGCGCTCGGACTGGTGATTGGCAACGCCGCCGATATGCGGGAGATGGCCGGGCTGCTTGACAAGCACTCCGACAACATCGCGTCGATCTATGCGGCCCGTGCCGGTGGGGACACGGCCGCGTGGCGGGCCAAGATGAGCGAGGAGGTCTGGTACAACGCTGACGAGGCCTACAAGGCCGGCCTGGTCGATGAGGTCGAGGGAGATGGGCAGCCGGTCACTGACTCCTGGG